GTCGACGCCGTCCGTGAGTTTTGGGATATCGAAGCCCAAATGCGGACGTCGCGCTCTATCGACACAGACTTGATGTTTGAGCCACGCAGTGGCACATTCTCAGAGTCACTAAAGTCAGACGATCTGTCTGTGCTGAAGCGACTTGTAGTCTGTTTGGATAAGGTTTCCAGAAGGTTCGCACCGACTGGACTCCTGAAAGTCGAAGAGCTAATACCCGGACATGGTCCTGGTGCCGTTTCTGACCTACCCTACGATAGGAAGGATAAGTACACCTTCCCGTCATATCCTGCAGTCGTGCAGGAGTCCTTTCCCGAGTCTCACTTTTGCTCGGTTAACTATAGGACATGGGTATACGACGTGACCGCAGGTTTGCGGTCAAGTCTCGTCCATCGAAAGTATAAGCCTCCTGCAAATCTAATTGCAGTGGCGAAGACGATCGAGAAGCCGAGACTTATTGCGTCAGAACCGGTGGTTGGGCAATACCTGCAACAGGCATTGCTCAAGTGGTTACGGGCGAACTTACACCCGATCCACAGCGTTATGGTCGCCTTTCGTGATCAGGAGCCATCCCGCGAAGCAGCTAGAAAAGCTTCGGAAGATGGTGAGAGTGCAACGATTGACCTTAGTTCGGCATCCGACCGGATGTCCCTTTGGGCGGTCGAATCACTCTTTCATGGTAGGCAGGATCTTCTGAAACTCCTTCTCACCTTGCGTAGCAATCGTGTCTACGACAAGCATGTGCTGAAGGGTTCTCAGGAGATTCGAAAGTATGCCCCTCAAGGCAACGCCACGACGTTCCCAGTGCAGACCTTGCTGTACGCGAATGTAGCTCTCGCTGCATATCTTGTACAGAGGAACCTCGACAAGAGGTTCTGGTCTCTATCTACACAGAGACTAAAGAGGGACGCACGCAAGATCAGGATCTACGGAGACGACATGATTGTCCCCGTAGATGTAGTACCACTTATGAGCCTGCTCCTGGACCATCTTGGTCTAAGGATAAACTCAAAGAAGACCCATGTGAATGGATTCTTCCGAGAGAGCTGTGGGATGGATGCTTACCGTGGCTACGATGTCACGCCAGCATACATTTCGCACGAGGCTCCGCGCTCCGAGAAAGGGCTCTCAGCTTGGGTAGAAATATCCAATAATTGCCACGTGAGGGGCCATTGGCACCTTGCAGCTTGGATGGC